TATTTGTCTCGTGAGATGCCACATCACCGCCCGCCGGGCAACGGCCAGTCGGGTCAATAGGCGCAATTTTCCGTGTTTGGCGGATAATACGGTTAAAACATAGAGGATGCCATAGCCACGACGCATGCCACGCGCGACCAGCCTGTGAGAAACGTAATTTAGAGAGGGAAATATAGTGGAGGCGAGTAGGAGAATCGAACTCCTGTACACGGATTTGCAAGAGATGGAATGCCGCTGAAATCAAATGGATTTCTGATTAGGGGGCACCGGAAATATCGCGGAACATATCATGAATGACTAGACGCGATTTCAGGCCGAAGTTCGCCCCCAAGTCAGCACTTCGAAGAGCAATTGCGGCGACATGCGCTGCGGGCTTTTGAGGCCAAGGGCAGCGGCGCAAATCTCAGAACAGAACCAACGCGACTCGCTATGACGGCCAAGGGCCAACACTTGTGAAAACAGGATGCCTCGATAGTCATAGCGGGCACCGATCCGGTCACGGATGAACTGAACTGGCTGTTCCGGCGCGATATTCATTTGCACCAAATCCCAGCTATCCGACTTCAGCAGAATGCGCTTTTCGCGCACGCCGCCATCCCGGCCCGACGATGAAAGGCAGACCGCCACTCGACCGAGTTCGACTGGCCCTGCGATCAATTCCACATGGCTGTAAATTCCGCGCGTGGCGAAGCGAATACCCGCATCCTGAAGACGTTCCCAAACAGTCTTTCCACGACCCTTGTAGAAGGCGAAGGTAATCATTGCGGCCCATCTTGCGCCTGAACACCGGCCTGAAGCCGGTCATACCATTCCGCGCACCGCAGAGTTCGGGCGTTCTGCCGGTCAAGCGCTGCATCGGTTTTCAAGACAGCGACATCCAGACGGTCACCGGCCTGCACACCACTGCGCGACTGGCGGCGGCAGTCTGCAGGTAGGTCCGGCAGAACTCGTTCCGCCCGCGCCTCACCAACAGCTTCACCCGCAGCCTGAACGCGGGCGATGTCAGTTTGCCCGCAAGCGGCGCAGAAGGTCGGTATCCACAACACCTTCAGGATTGACTTGGGTTTCACTTTCGTAAGCCTCCAGTTCTGTGGCGAAGCGCAGCGCTTCACCTTCGGCCACCTGAACTTTTTCCTGCAGCGCTTGGTTGGCGGCATCAACTGCAGCCATCCTGCGGCGCAACGCTTCCAATTCCGTCTGAACGGCTGTCAGTTCGAATTCGCGCACGAATCCTTCACGTGCAGCCTTGACGGTCTGGCGCTTGTCATAGACGTGCCAGCCCCACAGTAGCGCACACAGGACAGCAGCAAGGCCGACGCGGCTGGATAAGATGCGCCAGCCGAAGCGCAACGCAATCGCCATCATTCTTCCGTCCAACCCGCCTTTTGGCCCCATTGCGTTTGGGTACTGAACCACTCCATTCCGTGCGCCGCCGCCAAGTTAATCAGCACGGGCCACAATGCAGCTGTCAGGATGGCCTGCGTCCCGTCCATTGGAATGGAAGAAGCCTCTTTCACCGCCATCCAACCAAACGCAGCGCACCAAAGCAGGAAAACAGCCCACGCCTGTTCACGCTTCCCAGAACGGCCCCCTATGATAAAGCGCCCGAATAGTTTCAGCATGTCACGCCTCGTTCGTCAGAACTGCACCAGATGCAGTGATGATGGGCAGCGTCTCGAGGCCGATTTCAGCAGGCGGTCGCGCACCTTCAGGCCAGTGATACTGCGCATCACGGGCAGTCGGATGATAGGGGTTTATGCTGACCGCATTGCCTTGGTTACCACCAAGCCCCATGATGCGCCCTTGCGCATCCCGACCTGCCACAAATGTCATGTGACCACTGCCGGGACGGCCGGGACGGGTTATCGACATCACTGCTCCAAGCGCAGGACCGTTCAGCTTCTTACCATACGCATTCCAGCGCCATCCAAGTGCTGCCGCCCGGTTCTTGCCGACAACCGGCAAACCAGCCGCATGCACCATGGCGTTAGCGAAGCCTGCACACCAAGGCGTTTCATCATCGCGGAAAGGTAGCTGCAGTCGCTCCCACCAGCCCAGAATGTCCGCGTTGTGCGACCGACCCGGTATCTCCCGCAGGCCATGAAAACTGTAGGCCAAACGCAACCATTCCGGCATCCTCACATTCGCACCTTGCATCGCGATCCGCGCGGGCGCAGGCTTGACACCCTTGCGCAGGGCCATGGCTGTGACAGGGCCAACGTAATCCCGCGCACGCAACCCCAGTGACTTTTTGAAAGCTATGGTCGCAGCCTCAGTCTTGGGGCCGTGAATGCCGTCGATACGCCCGTGGTAAAAGCCGTGGCGCTTCAGATGGCGCTGGCGCTCTTTGATAGTCATGGTCATGGTGTCACCTCGCAACGAAAAGGCCCGCCAGAGGCGGGCCGGATGGATTTGAGATTTTCAGGGGCGTCAGTCGCGTTCGTATAATCGGTGCAGGCGCACGGAAATCAGCAGAAGGTTGATGGCCATGCCTCCGACAAAGAGGGGCACACCCACTTCACCAAAGGGCAGTAAGGGGGCGCAAAGCCATGCAATCGCGCCCATCGACATCAGCCCATAGGTCAAGCCAATCAATCGCGCGAATGGCTCTTTCCCAAGCACGTTTTGCTGCGCCAGATGCCATGAACAGGCAATGACACAAATCAGCGATACGCCCACCACCAAGTTCGCAATCATTGCGGTTTCCCCATGACCTTTTCCTGCATTGCAGTGATACCCTCTTTGCCAGCAAAGCCTGTCAGAAATCCCGCCGCCAAGAACGCATAGACTTCAGGGGCACCGAGTTTGACGGCGATGGCCCCAACGACGCCACCCAAAAACACCGCAGAAATGGCACTGGAAAGCCCATATACAGCCCGCTTGCGCCATCCAGATTGCGGAAACATCACAGCCTTGGTGAAGGCACCAGCGACACCGCTGAACGCCAGGACCGCCAGTTCATCCTTCACTTCCAGCAACATTTCCGCACCCGGCATATCCGGGGCAGCTGCAGCTACGGCAGTTCCCGCCGCCTGCACAAACAGAACCGGGGCCTGCCACGTTATGGCCTGCGCCCCCGCATCAACAATTCTGCCCAGCAACCGATGTCTCCTTTCTCGCCTGTTAGGCAGTTCGTTGACCGCCTAAGCCTCTGCTTTCAATTTGCCACTGAACGCCGTGCGCAGACCGCCCGACTTGGTGAAGGTGTGCTTCACCATTTCCAGAATGAATTCCCGACCATCGACCAAAGGCCGGACGCCTGCATAGATGATTGGTTGCCCCGCCATCAGGCCGGGCCTGCCCACGATCGAACACCCGGTTTCGATCAAACCGCGGATCATTTCGCGTGCCGCTGCTTTAGCCGCGGCTTCAGCCTCTTCCTTGCTGCTGAAGGGGTCGCGCAGGACGTGTTCACCGCTGGCCTCCGGGTCAGCATCCACAATCACTTCCTGCCGCTTTGCCCCCTTGCGGTCCTGCCAATAGGCTTTGACCTTGGCAAAGCGGTCCACGTCCGTTTCCGACATCCGGCATGTGCCTTCCACGATGGACGGCATGAATATCAGCGACGGCGGAATGGCTGTTCCATCCGCTGTTTTGCCAGTGCCGCGCTCTAACCAAAGTAGCGTCCCGTTCTTGATGGTGAACAACGCCCCGTGGCGCTGCGCCAGCCGTTCCAGAAAATGCAAATCGGACTCGTCCTGCTGGCCAATCCAGTCATAGACATGACCCGACACGGCATCGGAAATCTTGGATTGCAGGCCGTAGTCACCTGCCTTTTCTTCCACGATTTCCTTGACCGACTTGCCGTCCCAATGCTTGGTCTTATTGGCCTTCATCTCAGAACGCAGGTCAGCAGAATGCCCTTTGACCGTGATAGTGTGCGGCAGGCATTTGAATTCCACCCGGTCGATAACATAGGCCCCGATGAAGCCCCCGCTGAAGCCATTCAGGATGGTCACTGTCACAATCGCGCCCCGTCGCGGGGATTGGAAATGCGGCGGTGCGTCATTGAATGTCAGGTCCAGCGTGTCAGACCTGATGCCTTCACGGTCAGTGATGGTCAGGCTCACCAGCCGATCAAAGAACGCGCCGGACACAGGGATGCCATCGACGGTCACCAGAATGCGAGGGTGTGTCATCAGTCCCAAAGCCTCAGAGGCTGACTTGCGCTGTCCTGCACATTCAAGTCAGGCAGGGTGATTTCCAAACCAGCAGGGAAGCGATGCGCGACATTCTTGATGTGCGGGTTGGCTTCCAGAACCTGTTCCGCAACCCCGGCCTGCGCACCGTATTCACGGTGGCAAATCAGGTCCAAGGCATCACCTTCTTTGGTCACATAGATGCTGGCCATCAGATAAGCCCCAACAAAGACAGCAGCGAGAAACCCGCGCCGATGCGCTTCACTTCGATTGTGTAGGCGTTGCGACCGGGCGTGCCGTAGCGGTCATGGAACGCCCGGTCTTCATCCACCTTCTGAATGGCGTGACTGCCAAAAACCTTGCCACCCAAAGAAACCAACATCAGCGGCACGCCGGATTTTGCAGCAAGTCGCACGCCCTCCAATGTGCCAGCCCCGCCGAACTCTTGCGGGAATAGCACGCCATTGATTGTCACCACTTCGGTGCGTGGACCGGTCCACTGCAGAGCGTTCAGCCGCCCCGCAGTTTCAATCTCAGCCCATGCGGTATCCAGCTTGCGCCCGACGCCGGTGTAGCCGAAGCCGTGGGCGCGAAACATGAATGGCCCCAAGGCCATGGTCACAGGTCCAGCCATGTGTCACCCCTAGTCAGAAAAGCTGGCGTCAATCGTTCCGCTCACGCGGTCGCCAACCCGATCAAGCACCAAATCTGCGATAAGTTCAGGATCAGTGACGCCCGATGGAACCTGCACGTTGATGCCGCCATTGATTTCAACACGCACATCACCGCCACCAACCTTACCAGCCGCCGCCGGTGCCGCCGCCGCAGGAAGGGCAACAGCGGTTGCCGAAAGCGCGGCAAGGCTTGCCGCACGAACTCGTGACGCCCCCGCAGCGAATGCCGCCGAAGAGGCAGGGCGGCGCATCTGGCGCGGGCCGACTGAGGTCAGATAGGACCGGAAAGCCGACTGCGCTTGCCCGACATTTAGAATGCCGCCGGACCGGGACGGTACAAACCACTCCGAACGCGGCGTGTCTTCGTTCACCAGATAGGGCAGACCCGACCAAACCGGACCGCCCCCAGCCCGGGCACCAGCAGGCTTGGGCGATGGCACTTCGCCAGACCCACCAGAAGGCAAAGCCCGAATTCCAGCAGCCAATTGCTGCACCTTTGCCAACGCGCGATCAATGGAAGCGGTGCTGATTTCAGGCGCAACCTCAGTACCATTCAACACTTGAAGCGCCTCTGTCAGCTGCGCCGATGCAGCTTCAGCGCTCTTCAGCCTATCTTCAGCACGGCGAAGACCAGCTTCAGCCGCATCCAATTCACCCTGCGCCTGGACACGCAGTGGATTGGTTATTCCACTTCCGAATTCAGGGGTGGCTTCCAGTGCAGCCTTTGCCGCCTCCACTTCTTCCCGATACGCCGCAACCTCTTCGCGCAGGTGCGCGATGCGCTCTGCCGTTGGCAGGTCTTGCTCACCGGCAAACTGATAAACGGTGTCAGCAGCAGCCCGGACGCCCGGCTCATTCGGTAACAGGGCTGGTTCAACCGGTGGCGGTTTTCCATGAACCCATTCAAAGGTGCGCTCGTACCCCTCAATCAGATGGCTGATGCCCGGCGTGCTTCGGAAGAACCGGTCCATCGACCGGACATTGCTTTCTTGAAACGCCGCAAGGTCTTCGGGATTGTCGGGCACATTGCGCATCGCAAGGAAGCCCATTGCCCCAGCAGAGAACGCGCCCCACTTCACGCGAGACATGCTTCGCTGCATAGACGCGGAATGCCGCTGAACATTGGAAGACAGCGCTGCCATTTCAGCAGACGCTGAACGCCTAAATCCGGCGAACCTCGCCAACGCGGGTGCGAAGTTGGGCAACAAAGCCGCCGTCCACCGCAAGGGCGTCACCAACGAACTAAGCGCCAGCTTGCCCGCAAGTTTGGCCCACCCAATCTTGGGAATGAGGCGGGAAGTCCAACGGAATGGAAACAGCAGGCTGCTAATTGCCAGCCGTCCCGCCAGTCGCGCCCAACCGATTTTCGGGATGAAACGCGATGTCCAACGGAATGGAAACAACAGACTCCCAATCGCAAGGCGACCAGCCAACCGCACCCAAGGAATACGCCCGATCAACTTTGCCCCCCACTTCACCGGCTTCAGCAAGCCAGACAGGGCAAACGGCGCAAGGCGGACCAACCCACCAAACGCACGGCCAACCCCCAAAAGGTCACCTGCTGCGAAGGCTGCGCGGGCACCGAGACCAATCAGACCAAAGCGAAGCACAGCCAAAGTCCCGATCAAACCGGCAGCGGCAGTCAGCAACGCGCCACCCGCGATTGCCATTGCACCGATGGCAGCACCACCCAAAACCAACCATTTGGTCAGCTTGGGATGCTCTTTGGTCCACTTCACAAATCGGTCGATGATACCCTGTGACCGCTCCAACAGGTCATTCAGGTGGGGCAAGACAACTTCACCGATGCTGACACCCAAGCGGGCCATTTGGTTGCGCATCAGCTGGATGTTGTTCGCGGTGGTTTCCGCACGCGCCGCATATTCAGCTTCAGCGCTGCCAAGGTAATCGCGCTCTTCAGACACCAACCCCAAGGACTCGCGCAGCAAATCCAAGTTGCCAATCAAGGGCATAAGTGCGCGGGCCTCGTCGCCAAAAATCTGGGACACTGTTGAAGAGCGAAGATGCTCTGGAAGCTGGTTAATGCGTTCCATCACATCAAGCGTTGTCCCAACCGCATCTTCCTGCATACGCCTAGCGACCTGCGCTGCATCCAAACCAAGGGACTTGAATGCCGCCCGTTGCTTCGGCGTCGAAGCTGCACCCCGTACAAGCGCCTTACTCATATTCCGGAAGGATGTTGCCGCAACATCAGCTTGTGCGCCAGCCGCGATCATGGCAGAGCCGAATGCCAGTGTTTCGGTGGGGTCGAACCCCTTAACCTTGCCGTCCGCAGCAACCCGCGTCGTGAAGTCCAAAACCTTTGGTGCGGTCGATGCCATATTGTTTGACAGATGGTTCATCGCATCAAAGAGCGCACTGGTTTCATCCAGAGACAGGCCCAAAGCCGTCTTGATGTTCGCCATTGCATCGCCCGACCGCTCGGCAGAAATATCAAAGGCTACGCCTACCTTCGCCGCCAGTTCTGCGAACTTCAGAAGTTCTTCATTCTTCAGACCGGATTGCCCACCAGCTGCCACGATTTGCGCCAAGCCTTCGGACGCCATGGGGATGCGTGTGGAAAGTTCCAGAATATCTTCGGACATTTGCTTGAAGGCTGCAGGACTATCGAAATCGACAACCTTCTTCACATCCGACATCGCGCTTTCGAACTCGATGGCCTGCTGAACTGGCGACCGAAGGCCCGCGATAATCCGGCGACCAGTTTGCATCGAGGCGTTACCGACAAACGACAGATTAGCAGCGGTCGCCAGCGATCTGTCCATGCGTTCACGCGCTTCTGCGATGCGGCCCTGCATGCGCTCCAATCGCCGCAGGCGTTCCATTTGCCGCCCAAAGGACGCATTGGCGCTGTCCAGCGCACCTGCCAGACGGCGCTGTTCACCTGCAAGGTCACCCGTGTTCACACCAGCATTGCGGAGTTGTCCTTGCAATCCGTGCAAAGCCCGGCGGTTTTGGCGGTGCTGCTGTTCCAGCCGGTCAGCCGACTGGCGGGCGCGGTCAAACTCACGGCGCAACTGTGCGCTTGGGTTTCGTGTTGCACGAATTTCAGCCAGCAAGCGCCGCTGCTTTTCACGTGCCGCTTCCATTGCCTCACCAGAGCGGCGAACCACCTGCTGTTGCCTACGGAAGTCTTCAATCAGCTTCAGGGGGCCGCGCAGGTTTTGCAGCCCGCCCATCTTGGAACGAACGCTGTCAGCAAATCGACCCGTCACCGTGCGCATGTTTTTCAACATGCCGGAGTATTGGTCTACGGCCTTAATCGCCAACCGTGCTTCGATGCGCTTGGTCGCCATGCTTGCTGTCTCGCGAGTTGAAAAATCAGGTAAAAATGCCTATGTTCAAGGCATGGAAGTTTTTGCGATGATCTTTGCCATCTTCATGATTGCCGCCGCAGTCGCGGCGACCATCTTTGTCGGTGTGTTTGGGGGAGGCTTATGGGGCGCACTGGCGTTCGCAGCATTGCTGATTTTGATCTATCGCGCCTTCACCTATCAGTCGGCTCCGACGCGCAGCCTGAAGTCAAATCAGTTGAATGCCTTCCAGCAGCCACTGGCAGAAAAGCCCGCGCAGCAGGGCCGCGCAGGCTATCGCAACAAAGCATACCGCAAACATGTCCGGCGGAAGATGCAGGGCTGACGCGTCATTCAAACTTCAATCGCGTCGCGTCATGAACCTGAATGGCAGTTTTGTGCCAGCGGTCGAACTCGGACATCTTCATGGCCAGAACATCCCGCAACGGGGTAGATAGAACCTTTGCCACGAACCCGGCGGCAAAGCGCAGGTCACTCGCTACTTTGCCGGGGTCTCGTTTCCCGCCGATCCGCCGTCACCAGATGCCTTCTTGATCCCAAGGATTGCATCCAAGGCATCTTCGACTGCTCCGTGGTCCGCACCTTTGACCTTGCCCGCGATTTCAATCGGCACACCTGCCAGATGCGAAATCCAGAACCGGATGACCTTGCCGCCATCCACCTCTGTGGGCGGGTCGGAAAATGTCTGTTCCAATTCAGCATAGGCAATCTGCGCATCAAGGTCCGGTTCATCGAAAACCAAAACATCAATGGTTTCTTCACCGTGCTTGATGGGGCGCTTCAGCTTGACTTCAATCGGGAGTTCCATGCCTCACCCCTTAGTTCAGCAGCAGGGCGCTACGGATGTCGCCGGTCTGGCTGACACCACCAACGGAAAAGTCGAAGTCATCAATCTCGAAGATTTCAGACCCGTCGATTTCCAGCTTGGCATAGTTCTGCACCACGGTGCATTTCAGTTCGGCCTTGTCGCCGGGCTTCCAGTTGCCCGCGTCACCGGTCACCAGCCGACCGCGCACGTAATAGACCGCGCTGTGGGTCACGCCGTCTTCATCGACCGTTGCGCCGGTCACCATGAATGGGTGTTCCGTGCCGGGCTTGCCGGTCATCAGCTTGATGGTTTCGGGGTCGAACGCGGTCATGGTGAATTCAAGGTCATCATGTTCATAGCCCATGCTTGCCTTGCGCTCTTTAATCATACCGCCATTGCGGAAGCCTTCTGTCTTTTCCTTCGGCATCGAAATCGACACTTCGGAAAACTGGCCAACCTTCACATCTTCATTTGCCCACAGGGCGCAGTTGCGAAGGATATATGCGGGGGTGGATTTCATAGCTGTCTCCTGTTCAGCGTAACCGGAAACAGATGCGCCAAGGCGCACCTGTCAGTTCCAGATTGTGGGGAATGAAGGCTTACGCAGCCGCCTTCAGCGCTTCTTTGGTCAGTTCCAGATAATACTGGATGTTGCGATGCGCGATGAACCGGATGTCTTCCATCGGCGCGGGCGGTTCGAATTCCATGGACAGGGTGATTTTCCCCGCCGCCATTTCGGTCGGGTCATTCTGGTCTTCATCAATCCAGACACGCCCACCCAAAATCGCCCCATCGGCCTTGAAGGTGCGCATGGCCGCGTTGCCGCTTTCCAGCATGAACTTCAGGTTCGCCGCAGAGAACGGCTTGTCCACGAATTCCAGATAGGCTTTTTCCATTGCCTCATTGATAAAGTCAGCCGTCCGGCGCACCGACAGGAACACCCACAGGTCATCGCTGGTCGCAGCGCGGTTGCCCCAAGTGATGAAACCGGACCCCATGTTGATGATGGTGCCCACGTGGTTTTCGTTCAGGTAGTTCGCCTGCGCACCGTAAGTCACGGTGCGTGACGCGCCGCCGATGCCGTTGATGGGCTTGTTTGACAGGGAATGCCAGAACCCAAGGTTGGTATCGACGCGGGCCTGCACCCCGGCAAAACGGGCCGACGCGGGCCGCGCCACATAGGCGTTCGTGTCGGTATCCCAAACCAGCACCTTGGGGTCCACAACATAGACACGCTGCGACCCGATCAAGGCGCGATAGGCCAGCGCATCGGCATCGGTGGTGTCCGGACCATCAACAAAGGCCACGGCCTTCAGTTCGTTCAGAACTCCGACCAACTCAGCCACCACAGGGTTGGCGGTCACACCGTCGCCACTGGTGAAGCCGGGTGCCGCGATAAGCCGGGGCTTGATGCCAAGTTGTGCTTCGGCCTTCTTCAGCGCGTGAACGCCGGTCAGCGTGGTCGCATCCCCCACCAGATTGGATTGGGTCGCGGCAAGGTCAGCACCTTCTTCGACGCGGATGACCACGGTGTAAGCGCCAATCTGGTCAAATACGTCATCCACCGCATCTTTCAGGGTGCCCGTGTCGCCAAGGTCAACTGCATCCTTGGGCGTGCCCTTTAGAAGAACAGGGGTGTTCAGCGGAAACTTGGTTGCGTCCGCATCGGGTGCCGTGCCCAGAAGGCCGACAACCGCCGTCTGCGCGATCTGCACCAGAACGGGGGTTTCATTGGATTCCGCCAGTCGCGTGCCGTGGTGGAAACTTGCAAAAGCCATTGCTTTCTCCTTTGCCAAAAGAAAACCCGGCACGCATCTGCCGGGCTTATCCCGGCTTCCACCGGGGTCGGGTTATGGGCCGTTCGGCCCGCTCAGTAGCTTGCCGGTTCCGCCAAGCCGTTCGTTACGAGTTCTTGATTGATGCTGACCGCATCGCCTTCTGCGCGGTAGAGTTCGGCAAGCCAGCGGCCATATTTGCCTTTGCCCGTGCCGTCTTTGTAGGTCCGCATCACGATGTCTTTGCCGAGGATTTCGCGCCGCAGCCAATCGCGGGACACCAGCCCATCCGGGCGTTCGACCCCGCGCATTTCCGGCGCATCAATCCCATAGAGGCGAACCTTGACCTTCTTCAGCCAAGCATGAAACCCAAGGTCCACATCAACGGTGATGGTGTCCGCGTCATAGACATCCGTGACGCGGGCCTTGTAGACATACATCAGCCTGACCGAGCCGCGATAAGCGCTTGAGATACGGCAGTGCTGCGCTCTTCAATGTCGGCAATCACTTCACCCATGCCTTTGGCCATGGCCGGAATGATGACTTCACCGGCTTCAATTTTCTGAAGAAACGAGGTGCTCACAGCCACCATATCTTGGCCCCCGGCTAGTTTGCCAAGCGCATCCAAAAACGCCTTCTTGAAATCGGTGTAATTTCCGGCACTTGCCATGGCTGTGGTTAGGGCAGCGATCCCGAGTGTAGACAGCGCGGCAGCATCAGCGGTTGTTCCAAGCATAGAAAGCGGGTCGCCCGCGTTTTGCTCAATACGCTGCCGAATGCCAGAGCGCACCGCTTCCGCTTCAGCGGCCCTAACTTCTTCAATGGTTGGTATCTGTTCCATTTTCTTGTCCTTATCTCAAGTGCACCTTGACGCTTGAAACGCCAAAAGAAGAGTTCCCGCCAAAGGTCATGATTTCTTGCGAGGGAGTGTTCTCGTCGATCCCATTTGCAGCCACATATGGGTCATTCTTGAACCGGGCCATCAAAACGCCACCAGTGTTTGCGCCCGGAACCACCAGAATTGGCAATTCATAGGAGTAAACACCATAAGACCAAGCGCCCACATTAAGTGGATCAACTGCCTGGTCTGCCAGTGCGGTGTTGATGTCTTCTGTTGAAGTGCCAGTGCCAACCAACACGAATTCGATACGAGACGAACACTTGTCGTTCCCATATTGCGGATCTTCATAATATCCGGGCGCAGCGACATACATTCGACTGAGATTGATAACCGCACGGTAAGACGCCGCGTTCATCGTGTAGAAATACGAACTCAGCGAAGGCGTCACAGCGAACCATTCGGTTCGCGTGTTGTCGGCAGGGTCAGCGACCGCTCCGGCTGTTGTTTTGGCATAAAGCGTGGCAGGATCGTATAGCTTTTCCGCCGCCACAGTTAGCTTACTAGTGGCCGAAGCAAGAAAGCCGTCAACCTCTGCCTCTTTCGCCGCGACACGCGCATCAATGTCAGCACGGCTGCCCTGAAAGTAGGTCAGTAGTTCTTCAGCCGTTGCCGTCTGGCGCAACAGCGCTTCATGGGTGGTTTCCACCATCAGTAGTCTCCTGTGATGTCGCGGATGCGGTCAGCAAGGCGCAAATTTTCCAGCGCATTTTGCATCGCGAAGGTTGAAAGGGTTGCGATTTCGCGGGTCATCAAAAGCGTCAGCGGCGGACCAGCGGACACGATGTTGATGCTGTCCGGATCAACCGCTTCCAGCACCAGTTCCAGCGCGATGGCCGCGCGGGAAATTTCCGATTTCCAGATAAGGGCCTGCGTGGGGTGCGATGCGACGGCGAACAATGTGCCATCATCCATGAAAAAACCGACTTCCTTAATGTAGAAATCACCAGCCCCTTCGACCACGAATGAAATGTCAGTCTGCCCATTGCCTACGTCGCGGGCATCCTGAATGGCCACACGCTGGCGTTCTTGGGTCAAAGCGGTTTGCGTGGCTCGGCCAAGCGCATTGGTCGGCACGGCATATCCGGTGCTGCCAACGGCAACATGGGTGATGTCCACCGCAAAGCCACCTGTCTTCGCAGACAACGCGGCAGTGAACCCGGCCTCAGTGATGACCGGGGTGAATGTCTCTGACATGATGGTTTCCTTACGTTCAGGCGAATTTCGCTTTGGTCACCGAAATCGCGGATGTGTGCCCAGCTACACCGGGGGCGCTGGTCAGATGCGGCTCCTGCTGAACCAACTTCATCCTAAAGCGGGCAAAGCCGATGCTGGAGGCATGCACAGCCATCCGCGCAGGCTGGGGCCGCAGCTTGGCACCCACTGCCATAATGAAGCCCCGCGACACGGGCGCGGCCCGCTGGACCACTGACCGGATGGCGTGAACCATCTTTTCGTTTATGAACACCTCTTCATCCGAATAGAGCGCTCTCCCCGCATAGGCCGTGACCTTGAAGGTGCCGGGGCCTTCGCTGTCCGGATCGTCAAACCATTCCAGCAATTCGGTGCGCACATCAAAGGCTTCAAGCGCCCGCTTGATGGCAAACGGGGACCCCTTGAAGCGGTGGACCTCCGCAGCAATCGCGATGACGTTTCGCTTGATGCCGTCGGGCCAATCCATGTCCCAGACATCCACAGATTCTTCCCATGCCAGATGGTCCAGCAAGGCCACATCAACCGACCAAGGGTCTTTGGTAATCATCTGGACCGGAAGCGCGAACAACCGCTCTTCCAAGATGTCCATTGCTTTTGCAAGCGGGGTCGCCGTTTCCGGCAACAGATGGTCCTGAATATCAAACATCGCGCCAGCCCCCGGATACTGACTCCACTGTCAGATTGATTTCTGTGCAATGCGGTGACTGGAACGGCCCAATCTCGATATTGGCAGCAGGCGAAGTCAGTTCGACATCCACCACACCGTTGACCGACAACGCCGCAGCAATCGACGTGCGGTACAGTTTGCGACCGATGCGCAGGCGATTGTTGACAAATGCCGATGCCGCTGCCTGCGCGGCCTCCACAACCGCCGCCGCTGTTTCCGGCGTGGTCACGTGCAGAACCGCATCAATGGTATAGGTGACCGGCTGCGCTGAAATCACGGTTAGCTTGTCAGCCACCGGGCGGCGCTTGTCCGCCGTGCAATTGGCAAAGACAGCATCCAGCAGGTCAGCACCCGCTGTGCCATCGCCCTCACGCGATAGGACAACCATCTTGGGTTCCGCAGGTGGAATGGGCGGGTCCAAGTCATGATTTGGCCCATAGACCACAACGTCAACCACGCGGTCATCTGCATCCAAGGCCCAATACACATATGACCCTTCGGTGCCGTGCGGTGAATACGCCTCGATGACCAACTGGATGCGGGCGCGAAACGCCTCGTCATCTTCATAGATGAAGGTGCTTTCATCTTTTTGACCGACCACCCGGCGCACCACGCCACGGTTCGCGCCGATCTGGTCAAGGTCAGCACCACGGGCGGTGGACAGGAACACGGACCGCACCGCTTCATTGATGCGGTTTTCCATGTAGAGTTCGCGGGCCGCGCCAGCCTCATTCAGATAGCGCATCGGGCTGGACGCAATATTGCGGGCCAAACCCATCACCTCGGCAACCTTCGGCGCGTCGAAGACCTCCGACAACTGCGCTTCCAGTTCAACCAACCGCGCCTCCAGAATGGCGTCGAAGTCCAGCGTGCCGATTGCGGACGGGTCGGGCAACGTGGTCAGGTCAAGCGCTGCAAAGCGGCTCATGCGGCAAGACTCCAGTTGTCCACCCGGTCGCGCAGAACGCGGATGGTTTGGGTTTCATCATCAACAGTGGTCAGGTCGCCCATATGGGCATTGGGGCGATGGTTGCCGGTCAGGACCATCGTGATGACCCCGCTTTCCAGACCTTCCACCTGCACATCTGTCATTTCAAATCGCGGTTCCCACCGCTCCAACGCTTCAGCCACAGCGACATAGAGCGACAGAACATTGGCTTCATTCATGGGCGCATCGACCAAGGCCGGAACCTCCGACCCGAATTCACGCCGGAAGACGCGGGTGTTCAGCCGCGTGGCAAGGATGGTCTGGATGCTTTGCACCACATGGTTCCACCCTTCGACCGCGCCTCCGGTATCGTGGTTCAGGTCCATGCTGACTTAGGTGTCCGCTTTGTCCGACTTCGCATCAGCCGCCGAATCCGGCTTGGACCTCGCCGCCGCTTTGATCGCGACAGGCTTCAGCCCCGTGCCATAGGGCGGCAGATAGTATTTTGCCTGCGCTGGCGTCATCGGGATGATTTCACCTTTCGCGCGGTGCAGACCACCGATTTCCCGCGCAGTCGTCACTTCATAATCCGCCACAGCGGTGTCTTTCTGGTCAGCCATTTTCAACTCCTTGGATTTGGGCTATCCGCCCGCAAACACGTCACCAGACCCGCTGGCGACACTTGACCCGCAGTCAACCGGGTCACCGATGCGCCCAACTTGACGCCCGTTCACAAAAACTGTCCCAGAACCGCTTGCCAGCGCACCAGCATGGGTTTCTGGTATCGCAGGGCACGTATGAGGTGCCCACGCATCGCCTTGGCGGTGAACGGCAATGCCATTGGCATAGACATCCCCGCTGCCTTGCGTGCTGCCACGCGGTGGCCAGCAACCGTGGCCTGTGCAGCTATCTCCCTTTCTGGTGACCGCAGGCATCAGTTCAGGTCTATGCGCGGCGAATTCAGAACGATACCGCCACCGGTTAGGGTCACCGTGCTTGCGCCAACCTTCAGAACCATGGCCGCGCCACCACCACTTATGGTCACGCTGGCGGCACCAACGGACGCCAAAACATATTCATCACCAGCACCGGATGGCCGACCGTTCGCATCAGAATTCAGGCTTCCCTGAATGCTGGCATCGTGAAGGTCACCCGACTCGGAATAGACCTTAACCTGCTGCCCCTTTGACGGCGGGTTGTGCGTCTTGTTTGACCCCGCCGCAGGCTCTTCCCAAGGTATCCAGCCTGTAAGAAATGGTTCATCACCATCCTGAAGGCGCACACGGGCCAGCCCATTGGCCGCGTCAACCTCTTCGACCACACCCGTGCGGGACTGCGACCGGATGCGGCGTTCAAGTTCACTCACGCGGCGGCGCAGGTCATCAATGATTTCCGGCAATCCCGCCATCAGCCCGGCTCCGCAAGGGCCGTGGCGTCGGTTACAACCACGTCACGACCGACACCGCCGAAGGTGTAAAGCCGCAGCGACTGCGCATCGCGCGTGGTCATGCCTGTCAATTTCTCAAACGGCGGATAGGGCAGGTCATCTGCATCGCCCAGCAACTGCTGGAACAGTTCAAATTGCGGATGATCTACCGCCTCCATAAGCGCCATGAAACGTGGCCATGGCCCACCTTCAGGAAGCGGCTGACCGTGGCGCGGGTCGGCAAATACATCGACCGTTACCTTGGTTTGCCCTGCCGCCAGCCTCACGTTTTCAGCAGAACTGCTGGACCGCAGATGCTCCTTCGCGACATACATCTGAACGAAATCCCCAAAGACCTGCGCCCACTCATTATCCGGATCCACCAGCACGCGACCAATCTGGACATCCAGCGCATCAAGGATTGCCTCCAGCCCCGCATCCGTCGCCGGGAACAAATCGACAATCTGCGTTTCGCCGGTTTCTTTGTTGGTTTCAGCCATGGTGACAGACACGCCACAGTTGAACATGATGTCCACGCGCCCGTTCGACCGCAGACCGGATTGCCCCATGTCTTGGCTCTTTGCCGCGTCGGTATAAACGGCGATGAAGGGGCGCTGCTGGTCACTGCGCAGCTTGCCATCCGCCGTTTGGTCGATAGCCGAAATCTGGCTATCCAGCACATTATCACCGACAAGCGTGCCGCCAGCCTTCAGAGCCTGAACCGCAGCGATGCGCAGGGCCATCATGGTCAAAGACATCAGCTTGCATCCCCAAGTTCGCAAATCAGCCGCAGGTGCGACCGATCATCAACAGAAAGCACTTCAAAGACGGGCTGGCCATCACGGTCCAAGGCCACCAGCTTGTCATGCTTTTTCACAACGAGGTCAGGATAGGTGGCGCGGTCGATGCGTAGATAACCCCCATCGGCCATGACTGAAGAACGTGCATTATTGCCGCGCCCAAAGTTCATGCCTTCGGGTTCACGGTCACCCGTCCGTAGAACGGCGGAAATCTCTGCCTTCTGCCGGTCAGCGTCCGGAACACCATCCTTCAGAGGAAGCAGGCGGACAGTTTCTGCCCACACTTCATCCACTTCGGCCATCAGGTCTTCACGCAAGGATCGGTCCATCAGGCGGCGGGCTGCAGTTCTGCCAGCGCGGTTACCGCTTCATCCATTTCCTTGGTCAGCGCTTCCCATTCTGGATGGCCCTCTGTCATGCCTTCCATCCGGGTGTTCAGGCCATCGACACGTTCCTGCGCGGCTTTCAGCTTTGCCGTCGCTTCAGCAGCCGCCTTTTCAGCTTCCGACTGTCCGCCTGCGGGCTTCTTGGCAGCGGGCTTTTTCTTGGGCGCATCGCAGAACGCAGCATAGCCATCCTGAACCACATGGTTGGCGTAGCCTTCTGGCAATTGAACGGGTTCACCCACATTCATCTTTTGGTCATTCTCTGCACCAAGGACATCGGCGGGAACGGTCGCATTGCTCTTGAAAGCAACCCACTTCTTTTTCTGTGCCATCTTCATCTCCTGTTTCGGCTGAATTCCAAAACGCCAGCGGCGCTTGGGGATGCAGCCAAAGGCCCGGCGGAAACCACCGGGCCTTGCTTCACTGTCCTGAGCCTGAAACGCTCAGGCGATTGTCAGCTTCTTCAGCACGCCGGGCCGGGTGCAGAGCGAAATCGCGTTCATCTGACTGTCCAGATGATAGCCCTTGTCATTGTATTTCGCCTTCATCCGGGTGTAGCGGGGCAGGCCAACGGTGTTGGGCAGGCCGTTCCAGTCACCGGGGCCAAAGCGCGTGATGAACAATTCCGGCACGCCGACCGGGAACACACGGGCTTCATCCGCAGCAATGAAAGCCGAACCGCCATTTGCCAAAGTCGCCTTTTTGCCAGTGCGGTAACGCTCAAACGTCACTTTACCGACGCGGAAGACATCGGGCGCACCGTCGCGCAACTGGTAGCCTTGGTTGTCGGCAAGGAAGGTCTCACGCACTTCCTTTTGTTCCCAAAGGTAGTCATGGAAATCGCGGCCACACATCGCATGTATGTGGTCATAGGCTTCATCCAGTTCGTCTTCGACAGCATAGACCACATCCTTTTTGATCTTGCTGGCGATGCCCGCCACTTGATTGTCGATGCCAAGTGCAATCGGCGCAGGCACCGCAAGGCCGAAGCGGTCGTACAGATTGTGCAGAACCTTGCCCTTGCCGGACAGGATGATGCCCTTGATGGCACCGACGCGCTGGTGTTCCAACGTCGCATCCAGCGAACGCGCATGGCGCTGCAGCTTGGAGTCGACGCGGTTTTCCATCACTTCCAGTTCGTCATCGGAACCGAACATTTTGACGCCCTGAATTTCGTCAGCATTGACGGAATCAGGGATTTCAAAGTGGTCGATTTCGAAGGTGATGCGGCGGCGGTCTTCGCTGTCATCCAGCGCATTGCCAGCCGATCCGCGCGGCGTCGGCTCGATCAAGTCCAGCTTGCCATCCTGTTCTTCGACCTTGATGGCATCGGTCGAAACGCCATCTTCATCGAACAACGGCTCGTCACCGACGCGCAACGCCCCGACCTGACCGGGGACAAACGGCTGTTTGTTGATAGCCGCCGTCAGTTCAACAATGGTGAATTCATCTTCCATGGGTGCCTCCTTAGCGCACGCGGATGCCGACAGCGTTCAGCTGCGCAACCTTGGCATCAGTTTTGGTTTGGTCATCCACCGATGCGTCAAACGACAGCATGGGCAGCTTGGCTTCAGCGTCACGGTCAATGGCCGTGACTTCCACCGCTTGGTCCGTGGCATCGACACCATAGGCCAGAATGGCCATGGCGGTTTCGGCACCCTCTTTCCCGGCCATTTCGGCATCAGGTGAGGCAACATATTCGCCGGTCGCGGCAATTTTGCCAATCACCGTGCCAGCGGCCAATTTGCCAGAGCCGTTTGCGATGGTGACGATGCTGCGCGAACGGCGACCTGCGGCCTCCGACAGCAGAAACGCCAGATTGCGGGTTTGCATGGTTGCACTTTCCATGGCTTATGCCTCCTTTCCGGAACGGCGGGCGGCATAGATGCCCCCGGTGTTGATGGTTGCCTTGGCTTTCTTGCCGTCACCCGGTGCGGGTTGCGCCAAGTCCGCTGCAGCACTGCGGCTGGCCTGATACCCAGCAGGGTCCGGCGTATCGTCGCCTTCAGCCTTGGGTGCGTCCGACGCTGCGGCCTGCAGCTTCGCAATCGCGTCTTCAGCAGGCATGTCAGTTTCATAGGCAAGGTCAGCCGCCAGCGTCGGAAACGCTTTGGCCTCTTCGCTGGTCATGATGGCCTTAATGCGGGCCTTCACATCATCAGCGCCGGTCACATCAGTGCCCGATGCCGGAGCCGGATTGGCGGGTGCCGCACCCGCCGCTTGTGGTTTTGCCATGGTCGGTTTCTCCTCTTCATGGTCCGGGGGTTGCACGGCAGACGCCGCTTGGTGTGCCGCTGCTTCGAAGGACCACTTTTCCTTCTTCGCCTTGGCGACGAGTTTCTTGGGGGCTTGGGCGTAAACCCGGTAATCGAAAGCAGCGACCGCATTGGCGCGACCACCCTCCGTCGCCGTGGCAAACCCACGTTCCACAGCTTCTTCACCGGTCAGCCAAAGTTCGGCCCTCATCTCTTCGCGGATGCCATCAGCGTCTTCGCCCGACTGTTCCGCGTAGATGTCAGCCATCAGGTCAGCCAGCTTGTTCAGCTGGTCGGTCGATTTTTCATGGTCACCCGCATTGCCCCAAGTGAATTTGGCAGGGTCATGAATCATCATCAGCGCACCTGACCGCATGGTGATGGTGTCGCCAGCCATGGCGATCACGGACGCGGAAGACGCAGCAATGGCATCAACGACAACTGCCACTTCACCACGATGGGCCTGCAGCGCATTGTAAATCGCAATGCCGTCATCGGTGTAACCACCGCCGGAATTGATGCGCACGGTGATGTCAGCGTCCCGGCCAAGCATCGCCAAAGCGTCGATGACTTGGGTTGCCGTGAACCCTTCATCCCAAAAGTCTTCACCGACGAACCCGTAAAGAACGAGTTCGCCATCCACCAAGATGGTCATTCCAATCTCCTTGTCTGTCAGGTCCAGCGAACGCGCTTGGCGTATCTGGTGCGCTTTGCACCGCCCTTTGTCCGGGCGCATTCGGCCTCATATTGAGCGATCAACTTGGAAAGCCGCGCATCATTCGCCCGCATGAACGTGACTTCTTCGCCGTCGATGCGCACGGTTTCACGCACACCGCCGGTCGCCAGCTTCAGCTGCATCTTTTTGAGCGCAGCCAGAACATCGCAAGGGCGGGTGATGTCGATGACATCTGCGCCGATGCGCACGGTATTGGTCACGCTCATTCAGTCGCCTCCAGTTCCAGAACCGGCTGTGCAGAACGGGCCGCATAGGGCGATTCCATTCCCTCTTCGACGTAACGCTGATGCAAGCGCTGCCGACGCTCAAACAGCGCGTCAGCATCAATGCCCAAGTCACCGGTTTCGTCTTCGACAGACGAGGTGCCATTGCGCATGCGCTCTGAAGACGCTTTGGCAGATTTCAAATCATCAGCCGTTGGCTTTGGCGGTCCCTGCCAGTTCGCAACGCACACACGGTCACGATTTGCCCGGAAGACGCGATAGCCACCCTTGAACGGAATGCGGCCTTCGCCAATTTCTTCATCAAGCCAATTGCCATAGACAGCCTGACACATCGGCGCGGCGATGCGCTCCCGTCGCCGCATCACAACCGACCAGATGCTGGAGTTTTCCATCCGCACGCTGGAATAGGTCGCCTTGGAATAATCCATGGTCAAACCGCCATAGGAGCAGCCGATGGTTCGCGCCATGTCGCGGGCGAGACTGTTTGAGAACGGCAGGAAATCCTGCCCCGGAACCCGCGCCGTTTCCAGCCCCAGCTTTTCACCCGGTCCAAGATGGGACACTTGCGGGTCCGCCCCAACCGAGATTTTGCTTTCAGCGGCACGGTCCAACTGCGCACCAAGGAAATCCAGATATTCTTGGCCGTATGCCTTCCCGACATCCCCGCCTTCTTCCTTCAGAACCTCCAAAGCCTCATAAGCATCTTGGCTTGGCGCTTCGCTGGTCAACGTGATGGCAAACACGGTTTGCAGAATGGCCATCTGCAGTGTTGCATCATCCAGCATTTCCGCTTGGATGTGCTTGCGAAAGGCCGGGGCCAATTGCGAAATCCCACGAACATCCGTGGCATCCATTGGGTCAAAGATGTGCATGACCAATGGTCGGCCATCGGCGTCAAAGGCAGCATAGTCGCGCTTGCTCTTCACCCCACCTGACGTGGTGTGGAACCGGTAGGACACCGGACGGCCTTTGCCGTCATGACGGACACCCTGATAAAGCCCTTCAGTCGGGCTGGTATCCTGAACCAAGCGCGACGGGGGGACCAAACACAGCTTTGTTCCGCTGGTGATGCCATAACGGGCGCGGTCCGGTGCCGTGAAAAAATCAAAGACGCCGGTCGCCTCGCCGTAGGCGATATGCCAGCGCAACCCGATGTCCACCATCTGGGGGCCGGTCAGCTTGCCACGCATGTCGCATTCGCGGGCGCTTTTCCAGAATGACTGCCAGCGCTTTTTGACCAAGCGAATCCAGTCAGCCTTTTCTTTGTCGTCATAGTCCAGCCCAGACAAATCCGGGTCAGGCGCGATGGTCAGGCCAACCCCAACCGTATCTGCTAGAACTTGGTCGGTTGCACCCTTCAGACGCCCGGAGTTCTGGATAAGGTCCATGGCCAGACCTGCTGCCCGCTGCCATGACCGGCGTACATCTTCCCGATGACTGGTCAGCGAAGCTGGACGCGAGGCGATGACACCACTTTTGGTGTCGCGCAGGTAACGAGCGGTTGGACGCGCCGACTTTGTGGCCGCGACCAAAGGCGTTCCATCTGGCTTGATAAGTCCGCTCATCGCGTTCTGTTTCTCCACTTCGACCGGGCCTGCGCTTTTGCGTCAGGCGGGGTCGGTTGTTCTTCCGGCTCAGCGTCCTGCGTATCGGCACGGGTCACCATCAGCAGGTCTTCAAAGTCGCCCTGAACATCTTCAGGCGGACGTTCGCGGTCAGCCATCAGCTTGTCCCATTCGGTATCCGGAAGGTTGCGAACTCCCAGGCGGATGGCGGCAGCTTCGGCCTGCAAATGAGTGTCCAGCCCCTCGTTCGCTTGGGCCGGGTCTTTCACCCACAGATACCGGGTGAAGCCCGATTTCGCCTTTTGGGCCTTGCGCGTTTCTGCGGTCAGCTGACGGTAGAATTCATCTTCCAGCCCCTTTGGCAGCGCGATGAAACCGCGCTCTTCCGGGTCGGTCTTCTTCAGGTTCCGATACAGGCCCATCTTCAAAACCGACGATGCGAAGTTGAAGAAACGCTTCGAATACCGGACCAGCTTGCCCCGGCGGTTTCGCTCTTTCTTGACCTGCGCCAACAACGGCGCACTTTCTGGATGCACACCGCGAACCATGATGACGCGGCTTGCCGGATGCCGACGCGCCCAATCCCACACATCTTCGGTGTAGGCGTTGCCGTCGATGGCCAGTAGGTCGATTTCAACCTTGCGGCCATAAGCATTCCGAAAGCCCTGCTTGAGTAAGCCGTTCAGTTTCGTCTGACATTGTTCGTCAGATATGTGCCCGGCAAACACGCCATATTCCACGATGGCCCGGCGCTTATTCTGCCCCCACGCAACCACCTGCCATTCAACGCGGTCACCCTGACAGTCAACGCCGCACGTGACGAGCGGATAACCTGCAGGAATGGTGCCGTGGGCATAATCCGATTCCGATGCCCGGTCGCGGATGTCTTCCCAAGGCGGCGCTTCGCCCAAGACGCGATAGGCTTTGCCCACAACGTCATTCCAGAAAGTCTGCTCCTTTGGCGGGTCGCCCTTGGCTGCAAGCCAAGCCCGTGCGATCCGCTCAAACGACTGCAAAGGCGAATAGGCCGACCAAAGATAGAACGAACGGTGATACCGCTTCTGACTTGGGTTCGACGCCCGCCACTCCACATGCGGAATGATTTCGGCGCGGTGATGATCCTCTATCGCGCAGCCACAATCTGGACCCTGACAGGTGAAATGCGCACGTTCCGGATGCTCTTCATCCAGACTTTGCAGCATGTTCTCCCATTCCAGCACCTGCATGAAACCGCAGTGTGGGCAGGGCACATAAGGAAACTCTTGCGACCCGGCTTCAAAGTTGTTTGTGATCCGGCACCCCGGAATGACCATGGGTGTCGAAATCTTGAATATCTTGGCGAACTCGCGACCCTGACTGCGGCTGTCCGCTTGGTTTTCCGGGTCGCCCGCGCTGTTCATGTCCCACTTGGCAAGGTCATCCTGAACCTGCCGGGACATGGACACCTGACTAAGCGAGGCGGGCGAGTTGGCCCCTGAAATCAGAATGGCACCGCGACCGTCGCGGCGCTCTTTGTAGAAAACCGAATCCTGCCCGTCACGAGCCTTCATCGGGAAGATACGCCGCAACGCCGATGTGCCTTTCAGCATCGGCTGCAGTTTCATCTTCGACCAACGGCGGGCATTCTCTTCGGTCGGGTGGACGTAGAGAAAATCGCCGGGGTCCATATCCATCGACCCGCCGGTGAAAATGTTCGCCAGAACCGTCCCGCCCAGCTGTGCCGACTTCGCCAATGACGTGATGCGGCATGGGTCTTCCGGTGACAGCGCCCGCAAGATTTCATCGAAATAGCGGAACCGCTGGCGGTTGTACGGCCCGGAAAACTCACTTTCCCGTTCCGAAAATTCAATGTTCTCTTCAGCCCATTTCAGATAATCGACTGGCGGCGGCGGGTCCAAGACATCCGCCATCACATCGTAAACCATCCATTCCGCGCTGGTGACAGCAACATCCAACATCAGGCATCAAGCTCCACGTTCGTGGTGACCTCCTTTGGCGTCTGTTCAGCAAGCGCCCGCTGCTTCATCGTCGCCGTCTTACGCACATTGCGGAATTCGTTCTTCAGCAGGTGCAGTGCATCGCGCTGCGGAACATCAAACTGAGACGCAAGAGCCGCCGCGAAGTCGGTCAACGCACCTTCGAAAATCTGCATCATCATGCCAGCCACACGGGTCATCTGTTCCCGTGCATCATCCGCTGACATCAGCATGCCTTGCCGCAGTGCCTCTTCGGAGGCACCAATCCGGTTTTTGCGCAGCTGTTCTTCAAGCCGCGCGGCAATCAGCAAGTCCTGAACCGAATTACCTTTCGGCTGGACAACCGCCGGAGCATCAGCCGCAGGTTCAGGCGCGGCCTCCGAATGCCCTTCGCTTGGAAGCTCCAGTTGCGCGGGCGGGTCTTCGGTTGCAGGGGCGGACGCTGGTGCCGCGCCATCAGGCGCAGCCGTGCGGGTGCCGATGCCATTGCCAAGCGACTGCCCAAGGTCGCGGTTCACGCGCACCTGTTCAACCGCGATGTGAAAGATGACCTTGCCCTTTTTGCCGGGCTTGGTGAACGCATCGTCGCGCAGGATGTCTTTGGTTTTCCACTGACTGACAGCCGCGCGGCTAACCCCCATTTCCCGTGCGAATTCCGCCTGTGACAATTCCCTTTGTGCGGCTTCCATCTTTGCCCCGTTCAGTCCGTGGCCGGTCGGGCTGATGTGTTAAGCACCCGGCGTTAAGCGAACCCCCATGTGTTAAGGCTTTCAAAAACCCGTCTGACTACCGAACCCTCGGGCGCTTACCGCACCGCGTGCCGTCCGGACGGGCTACGGTCCCTAGTCCTGTAAAGGCCATCAAAGGCCCAACGACCGGCTGATTTCGTGATCCAATCGACGCGGCAACTGTTGTTCCACTGTGCGTTCAAACGCATCGCGGGTCGCACCGTCCACCATCTCTGCCGCGATGACCACGCCGGACTTCTGCTTTTCCAAGTCCGTGCGATTGCCAACCCGAAGGAAGACATGACCGCCCATGTTCAGAGCCACACGGCCACGGGCAAAGCTACCACCCTTCAGGAACGTGCTTTCGTACAGCTGGCGCTTACCTCGAACGAACGCGGTCACACCCTTGCGCGTCTCACGCGGCTTGAAGAACTTCAGGGAAACATCCCCGCCCGCCGCTGTCATAGTATAGTTCAGGTCGGTCCATGTAGACCGCTTCACCTTCACCGCCCGGCGGATGGTCTTCTGTGGCAGGCCCGTTTGTTTGGCCAGTGTGCGCACCACTTGGGTTCGCGCCATATCGCCCGTGCGGTTCAAAGCGCGGTTGACCGCCTTGGGTGCGTCAGCCCCCAAAGCCCCCAGCATGTTTTCGAACTGCTGCAGGCCCTTCACATCAATGTCGCCAACGCTGAACATCACGGCCTCCGCAAATCATTAGCGCGGGCCGGGACCACCTAACCCCGGTAACGCCCCGAAGACGGCAGACGGTGGCTTTATTGCATTCCCGCACTTAAAACAAAAGGCCAGCCGCAGAGTTTCCGCGACCGGCCTTCAAACCAAATGGGGAATTATCCGATGGGTTAAATCACAGCCTCCGTCGTTGGCGTTCAGGTTTGACAAACGTCACAAATGAAAAAGGCCCGCGCTTTGCAGCCGGGCCATCGGACGGAGTAACATCGTGTGCGATCTGGTGGCTTTCATTCGCCTAAATCACAACGTGCAATGCCGGAAGCGGCATGTGCCCCACCTACTCGGTCTAACTGCATCGGGTTTGCACCCTTCCGTCAGGGACTTGGTATTAGTGGTGGAATCACTGTTAACTCCGACACCGCACGTGCGTCAATCCCCCTTAACAATTCGAGATTTCACTTAACACCTTCGGATTGAACCGCCTCCAACACGTCGCTGCGGATTTCCGTGACCACCTCACCGCCAAGAATATCCAGCGCCGCTTTCACGGTTGGACCGCTGACATCAATGACCCGAACATGAACACCTTCAAGCGGACCAACGGCCACCCGGACGGTATCCCCCGCCGCGAACTCACACCCGGTTTGCATGTAGCGATGGCAGGCTGGCGACAGATGACCGCCACCCCATTGGCGCATCAACCGCATGACCCGCGCGGGCGGGATGTAGACGGGGCGACCGCCTGTGCCCATCACGCCAGTGACCACATCGAGGTCCATTAGGTCATGCCATCGGCTTTCGCCAACGGGCCAACCAACAAACAACCAATCCACCAGCAGCGGCTGTGACACCAGATGCTTTTCAGGGGTGAAGCGGTTCTTGCGCCGCAGCACCTTCTTCACCGGAAGGAAGACTTCGAACCCGGCACGGCGCAGGATGTGTTCGGGCAGGAATACCCGGTCACCTGTGCCATCGACCCGCCGCTTGCGGGCACGGCCCTTGCGGTCACGGTAGGCTTCGAACTCACCACCGATGGTGATGGTGCGAATGCCTCCCACCTGCTTTCGCTTCACCCGAACGGCAAACCACTGCATTTCCTGCGCTTCGATTTTCTGCATCAGCATGCCGCGCCCCCCGTTGCGGGGGCCAAGGCCGCGATGTCACGACACTTCTGAAGCGCTTCCAATCGGCGCTGCCGCCATGTCTGTTTGTCTCGGCTCAGATATTCACCTTTGGCCAAAGCCTCTTCGCAGCGGCGCATGTCGCGCAACGCATTGTCAGCCCGGTCTTTGATTTGCGACACCACAAACCGATTGGGCCACATCCGCGTTCGCTTCACATCAGCCAGCAGTTCAGGTGCCCAACCTTGGTCAATGGCATCGCGCCCAAGCTGTGACGCGAAGACAGCCCGCAACAGGGGCGATGCACTGTCACCCGGCGGATGAATATGCCCCACCCATGTCAGGATGTTGTTGGCGATTGGGAAGCGATCACGGGACGGCCCACTTGGGTTTGCCGCCGCCTGTTCTTCCAAGGCCATCAAGCTGTCTTCAGACATATAAGCCAGCCGCGCACAAAGGTCGGCCACCATGTCTTCAAAGCCCTTTTTCGTCAGCGTGGTAGGTCGCCCCAATCCCCGCTTCATCAATGGGTCAATAAGCACCTGCTTGACCCTCTTTTCACCGTTTGCCTGTTCAGCACTGTCCATCGGCTCTTGCCCTTCTTCTTTGCATCTGCCCCGGTCTCAAATGGCGCTTGGTTGGTATTGGGGCGCTTGTGGCAATTTCGTTTTTTTATATTTTCTTCTTCTTTCCTTTCAGCCCGGAAGAAATCGGAACGAACGAGGCGCAAAACGTGCAAAATCCATCCCAAACCTTCCGTTTTTCTTCCGGTTTCCTTCCGCGTTCTTTCCAAGTTCCTTCCGCCGGAAGAAACGCGGAAGGATGTCAGCCGCTGATTTCGGCCTTCCAGTCGATGCCTTCCTGCGCCAGAGAGAACGCTTCCAGAGCCTTTCGGATCATGGGCGGGCGGCGCTGACCCAAGGTGTCAAAATGGTCCACCAAGAACTGGTCAAACTGCAGCACCATCACCGCATCTTCGGTCATGCCCTTGGGCGCACCGGCCCGCAGCATCTTGTCAGGCAGCGCCTCCAGCCGCTTGCGTTCGCGTTCAGCCTCACGCTTGGCCAACCGTTCTTCCCGCAGCCCAAGCGCGTCCTGCGCAATCTTCAGCACCACGGGGTGATAGAGCCGCACATGGCCGTTGTCGCATCGGCATTGCTTCCAGTTGTAGAGGGGGCCAATCGGGCGCTCCATCAACCGCCGCCACTCTTCCAGTGACTCGCCCGCCAGCCGCGCCAGAATGCGTTCATCGACAGGCAAGGTGCCAACCGGGTCTTCTTTCTGCGCAATGTTGAACAGGTCGAACCCGACCGCGCGAACCTCTTTGTCAGCCAGCAAGCGAAACTCTGAATGCAGCCACCAGTCAAACCGCCATGTCATGAAGAAATGGCTGTCCAACCGCTCACCCGAAGGAATGGGGTATTCATACAGGTCATCGCTATCGACCAGCCTGATGGTCTTTGCCGCGTCAGTCATTGCGAAACCCCCAGAGCCGGAATTTCGCGTGGTGCCAAACTCCTTTGAGCGTTCAGCGCTTGCCCATAAGCGGTGACGTACTTCCGCATTGAGGTTCGCTTGCCAGCCACAAACTCTTCACCCTTGCGAACAGCTAGGCGTCTATTTTTTGACAGCCAATTGATCGACCAATAACCATCGGTGCGACAAACGGTGGCAAATTTCTTGCCCCGCGGCTCAATTGAAAACGATCTATTCATGCTGCCTCCTTTCGGACGCCCGCGCCAGCCGGTCGCGATACCACTCCGACTGAAGCCGGGTGACATAGTTGCGGCCCGCACGGGACAAGGCCCGCAGCGCTGCGTCTTCTTTCTCGTATTTGCCCATGCGCCACGCCAGCAGGGCGGGCGCGGCCTTCTGCCCGATACGCCGCATTTCCGCTTCATCCATCTTGCGGCAGGTTTCGCAGCAGTAGCGCTGCCAGCTGCGCGATGGCGCGAAGACGCGCGAACACATCGGGTTCAGACAAACGCCCGGCTGAACAAGCGGGAAATCAGCCAGTTCTCGATGCGCGGTGACGTGAAAAGGTTCCAAGTCAAAATGCGCCGCCGGTGCATTTGCGAAGCGTGGGGCTGGTAAGGTCATGGTGCCGAACCCCCGTGATTGGGGCGCACAGCGCCGCTGTCAGCATAGGCCATGGCCGCCGCCAGAATGCGTTCGCGACCGCGCTTTGATTTGCGCTTGATGGCCTTGGCAATGAATTCTTCATCCTTGAACCCAAGCGCCCGGCTTGCAGCCCGCATGGATGGAAACCGTAGCCCGCCAATCTCAAAAGGCTTGGACTTCCAAGGATTGTAGCGCTGTGGTCGCGCCACCCGGTCAGGGTCACCATCAGCCAGCGCAGACCAGATGGTGTGCGGGCAGCACCCGAAATGCTTGGCCGCATCATGGACGTTTTCAAACACACGGCCCGCGATCTGCACGCGCATCGGTTCCGGACCGACACGCCCGGTGCCGACGCGGTGCAAGGTGCCGTTTCGATAAGCTGCCCGGACCGTGTTGGCATGGACACCCAAGGCCCGCCCAGCCTCGCTGAAATTCGCATAGGTCACGCCGCGAATGGTGACAGGGCGATAAGCCGGGCGCGTTCCTAAACTGTCCAAGCGACCCTTGCGGACCGCCATGCGGACCTGACCAGCCGTCACACCAAGCGCCGCTGCTGCGGCATTGGCATCGGCATAGGTCACGCCCCCAATTTCGATGTCGGTATAAAGGCGCTTACCCATCAGCACCCCCCATCCAGCGCATAGGGTTTGCCCGACAGGCCATAGGCTTCCAGCAGCTTGACCACATTTGGAATGACGCGCAGGCGATGCCAGCGCTGTTCAACGGCAATCCGGCTGCGACCCAAGCGCTTCGCAATGACCGTGAAATTCTCACGCTTGGCGCGGGCCGTCATCAGCGCATGGTCATCGCGCGATGACCAATGGGGATGGAACGCCGGGGCCAACCGAAGGGCGGTGCGACTCGCTTCAGCACGTCTGGTTCTGAATTCAGCACGGGCGTTCATATCAGCGCCTCCTGCACTTCGGTAGTCAGCTGCGGCCCCATAGCCTTGACCGAGGCCACAGCCTTGCGCACGCGATGTTCCGCGATGTCGAAATAGTCCGGGTTCAGTTCAATCCCGACCGCCTTGCGACCGGTCAACGCCGCCGCAACCAACGTGGTGCCAGACCCCATGAACGGGTCCAAAATCACGTCACCGGGCGCGGTAAAGTCCAGCACGATGTCGCGCATCAAGCGCCATGGCTTTTCGGTCGGGTGCCCGCCATGCCGGTCGGGCGGGTTGGTCAGGTGATTATAGACGCCGCGCTTGCCGCCTGCGTTCCACTTGGCATAGCCAGACCCGCACCATGCCGTCACAAAGCACTCAGCGCCCTGCGCAGGCCCCTGACCATTCAACTGCGGTGTGCTATCGGGCTTCACCCAAATGCAGGCCCGCTTGTATTTCATGGGCGACGGGTTGATGACATCAGCCCACCGGGCAACACCTTCGACGGTGCAAAAGCCGATGAACCACTTCTGGCACAGCCCCGCAGCAAGGTCGGTGAATTCTGCCCGGATTTCGTCAATCCCGGCAAAGTCCAGTTCCCGCAGCTTCACGCCACCATCGGTGCGCAGCCGGTCTTCCCCATGCGACCGCAGCTTGCGCCCCTTCAAACCATTCTTGGCGTCATGCAGAGACTGTTCATAGGGCGGGTCAGAAATCAGATGGTCCACCGGATCGAGGCCCACCATAATGGGCAGAGCATTGCCCAAAATCAGGCGGCAGTCGCCAATGGTGATGTCTTTCAGGATGGCGTCCATCATGCGCCCCACTCCGGAAGTTCAGAGCCGGGAGCGACCAGATAGACAGGCACGTTGTGCTGCAGCGCCCAACAGGCTTCCCGCCAAACACCGCGCGACACATCCCAACCATCCATCGCCGGAATGACAACAGACCCACAGGCCGACAACATAGGCTGGCACCACCGCGCCCAAAACGCATCATCCAACGGGTCAATGCGGCCTTCAGGGTCGGCATGTACGATGGCGCAGGACAGCACGATGGGCGAGGCGACCGTCGCACCCTCAATCGCGAAGGCCCGTGCCCAACGGGCTGTGCGGGTTTCGATGTCATACGACAGGCACCGGTCCCATTGCAGGTCATCATTCAGAACCTGCCGGGTGTAGGGCGTGGCCAGATAGGCCATCCGACCGGACACGCTGCGCACAACCTCAATAAACGGGCAATCAACCCGCAACAGGACGTTGCCGGGGAAGGTAGCCTTCAGCCAATCCCAATCGGGCTTGCGGGGGAAGTCGATGCCGTAACCCATCACCAATACGCCCCCGCCACATCTTCACCAGACTCGGCAGCATCAGCGGCCTTGACCTTATTGGTGGATTGAATGACCTGCGGTTGGCTCACCCCGTCCGCATCAGCGATGCGCTGCGCGGCAACACCAGCAACGCGCTTTTTGATCCATTTCAGAATGCGTTCATCCGACGCCCGCCCGGTCACGATAGCCATCAGCAATGCCCCCCCCTGCAAATCGTCAGCGAAATACTGAAGGAACGGGTGCGAAGCAGTGTCAGACACCGCTTCGCACCTTGGTGAGCGCCGGAAATCTCGGCACCACCGCCAGAGCCGCTTTCGGGAGGATGAAGGCGACCGCGCTGCTGCGCCTGTTTCGCGTGGCCGACAATCTGGCCAACCACACGCTTGGTCACCGACTGCACCGCAGAGCGATGACCGGCGACCGTCAGAAAATCAGGGTGACTGTGAAACGCATCAACCACGGCCCCTTCGACCAAACGCCAAAGCCGCCCATGGTCGCGATGCTTCAGGACGGCTGGATGGCGATATGAAGGGCGGCGCAGGGTGGTCACTCGGCACCGCCTGTTCCGACAGATTGTTCCAGCCGTGCCCGCGCTTGACGCAAGGCGAACATCGCCTCGTCAATTTCCTTGATGGCTTGCGCCCGCTCATCCGCACAGGTGGATTGTTCCGCAGCAAGAATGGCAGAAATCGCTTCACCACTTTCCTTGGCGATGCTGGAACCATCCATCAGCAAGCTGCCACCCTTGGCAACGGGGCGGTTTTCCAAACGCCGCGCCAACATGCGGGTCACAGGATAGCGCCCCGCCGCGTCTTCCAGCGCGATCACATCGGCAACGGTCCAATCCAGATTACCGCTGACCTTTTTGCTAACCGTGCCCTTGCTGGCACCGCCGCCCCACCGGGCATTGAAGGTCTCGGCTACGGCATCATAGCAGCCCAGCCAATCCACGAGGGATTTCATGTTTGCACGGACGATTTTGCGAAAATCAGGCATGGGAAACCTCGTTTCCTGTGCCCGCGCGTGAAAACGGTGCAGATTGATGGCATGAACTGCAAAGCACATATCCCCGCATCAGATGGCCTCGCTCATTTGAATTGTTCCGAAAGCTGCTTTTCGGCACAGTGCAGAAATACCGTTTTGATATTTCTGGAGATGTGCCCAAATGACATTGCAAACCCGATACCACCGCGCCCGACTAGACGACCGGCAAATCACGGAACTGGTTGGATTGGCCCGTGGTCTGATTGCCGATGGCCAGTTGAACGACTCGGAGATCGAGTACCTCGAGAAGTGGCTAGTGGCTTCGGAAGGGATAACCAGCAATCCGATTGTCGCGGACTTGGTGCGCAGAATTGCAGAGGCACGCGCAGATGGCGAAGTAGACGAAAACGAACGCGCCGACCTGCATGCCGTTTTGTCCAAACTTACCGGCTCAGAGGATTTCGAGATTGGCGAAGCGCTGAAGTCTACAACCTTGCCACTCTGCGAACCCAACCCGGAAGTCAAATTCCAAGGAAAGCGTTTCGCGTTCACGGGCACCTTTGTATATGGTTCGCGCAAGGACTGCGAAACCGCCGTGACCGAACGTGGCGGGAAGGTTGGGTCCGTCCGAATGGACACAGCTTTTTTGGTAATCGGGCAATATGCATCAGACGAGTGGGTGCAGTCGTCATACGGCAGGAAAATCGAAAAGGCGGTAGAGTACCGCGACACACGTGGACTGCCGCTGCACATAATCAGCGAAGAGCTTTGGCAATCGCACCTCTGATACTCTCTGCGCATCAGGCAACCCCTTGCTGCAAAGTTGAACCAGATTGTCGAGGAACCCTCGACCACCTGAACAAGTGGTCAGGTGTGTCCATCTGCCGTTCTGCACACAGCTGGCGGATATAGGGATACCAACCAGATGGGAAAACACCGGCCTTCGCAGCCCGCGACACATCCTGCGCCCGAAACCCAAACCGAGACGTTATTTCGTCACGGCCAACCACATCAAGAAATTCACGAATATCCATCATGCGACCTAAAATAAGCAAATTGCTTAGTTTGTAAATACGCATTTTGCTCAGTGTCGCCGTTTAGCAAAATTGGTAGTGTCAAGCTATGTTAGAAGAACGCGAAGATGACATTGAGGCAGTGGCCGCGCGACTCAAGCGAGTGCGCGAAGTGCTGGGATTAACCAAAAAGGAGTTTGCGGAACGCGCTGAACTCAGCGAACAGGTCTATGGCCCGTTTGAAAATGCCAAAAGGGAACTATCCCTTTCTGCCGCCAAAAAACTGCGCAAGACCTACGACCTGCCTTTAGAGTTCATGTATTTTGGGAAGATTTCTGACCTTCCACACAGAATTGCAATCGCATTGTAATCAAGCCCCTCAGTCAAATCTGCCCAAAAATCCAGTGGCAAGCCCGATTTCTTGCGGGCCTCTTTTAACATTTCAAGTATCTGTTTTTCGTCCACTTCCAATCTCCATGTAACGAGAACATTAGCAGAACATTAAGGTTCTGCGAAGACACAAGATATGCCATTTGAGCGGGCCCGTTTCCCCATTAGGTTGTTTCTTCTTGGCGAAATGCGCCGCTATCGGTGCGACTCGCTTCAGCCCCTACAATTCAAGCATATAAACACACGGTAAGCAAAATGCTTATTTTTTAACTTGCGCTACGCAAATTGCTTAGTATAGTCCCCTTCATCAAACCGATGGAGGCAACGATGCGTGCAACACAAGACCAGCCGCTTGTCAGCGATGACTTGCTGGCAGAACTGGCAAACCCCGACTTTGATGCGAAGCGTGGCGAATTCGACGCGGAAACCCGCGCGATGCTGGCGACTGCGCTGCCCGAAATCTGCAGCGAACTGCTGCTGTGGCGGCAAACCGCTCGGAACCGCCCCTTCGCACTGGCATTGGCTTTGCGGTCGGAAGCTATCGAAGCCCGACTGGATAACGCCCGCCGCACAATCTGCGCCCCGGAACCTGCACACGCACGCGACCTGACCGCCGCCTGCGAAACCCTGTTGCGCCACTCCACAGACGCTGCCGAACGCACCGCCGCATCCGATGTGCTGGCCCAGATGCAGGAGGCCGCGTGATGGAGTTGATGAAATCATTCATGCAGGATGGGCGCTTTGAATTTCCTGTCTTCAACATTGCATCAGACGCTGCGGCTAAGGAACTCATTGCAAAGTCCGAAGTCTCGCCGCGCGGCTACGCCTACCGCCGCCTGAACCGTTTCAAAACCGTCAATGGCAAACGCTATCAGCTGCACGCGACACGCGGCTGGAAATGCGTGGGGCGGGCGACATGAAGTTTATCAATCGCCTGAACGCTGTTTCAAAATTCGCCGCTCAATTCGGTCAGCCCAAGAACACCGAATTTCGTGCATGTCCTTCACCAACTTCGCGTCCGCATCATCGTGCGGGGGAAAGCGCCGCAACGCCTCGGCAATGGCCAGCATTCTTTCTTCGGGCACTTCGGCTGCGACCAGCAGGACTTCAGCCAAATCGTGCAGCGCCAGTTCCAAAGCCGATATATGATCCCTGTTCGCTTGGACTTGGCGGGGAAGATGTTCTGGCATTTCGGGCATCTGAATTTCTCCGTTATTCTGAATTTCTTTCTGATGAAGAGATTGCAGAAAAGCACGGACGGACCCCGGATGAAATAGCAGCGCTAAAGGTGCAAGCGCTGGAAGCGAGGGCGGCATGATGGAAGCCCTGCACAGCCGCCTTCCGGCGTTCCTGATGAACTTGGAATGCCTTGATGCCCATGGCCAGCAAGATGCCTTTGTGAATGAGGCGATGGAAACCTTTGGGCGCTTTGACGCGCCAGCAGGCGACCGTAGCCACCGTTGGGAACTGGACCTGCATGGCATCTGCGCCGATGGCGCGACCGAAGAAGAGGCGATTGCCAACTGGAAGCGGTTGGCCCGCCAGCATTGCAAACTGGACGGCACCGAAGATGACGGATTCATCACGGTCTATCCGGATTTGGCCAAGACAGGGGTGGCGTGATGACCATGCACGCACATCCCGCATCCCCGCCGTATGAAACCGGCACCACTGCCGGGGCGTCCAGTCTGCGGACCCCCGGCGCTTTTTTCCGCCGGTTTCGTACACGTGCCGCAGATGACGCCGCAGAACCCACGCGCCCGCAGGCTCTGTTTGCCGATCAACAATGGTTGGTCACCTATGAACGCCCCAATGGCGACATCGCGACCGAAGCCGTTCTGATAAACGGCGGCAATCTTCAGGCTGACATCGAAACGTTGGCCCGGCTGGCGCTGCGCGACCAGCGTGACATCGACTGTGCCAACATCATCCGCATCAGCATCGACTATCGCGCCACACCGACCCGCATCGAAGTGCTGAACCGAATAAGTCGCGACTACAACGCACGCCTGAAGTTCGAAGCGGAGTGCGGCTGATGGCGGCGCACCCGGTCAAAGTGGACACCCGCAAGGTGCGCCGGTTCGATGAACTGCCCACAGCCCAACAGGCGGGCATGCTGTCCAACGATGCGCGGTTTCAGCGCTTTGTCGGGATGCGCCTCCTGAAGTCGGACATTCAGGTGTCAGCAAGCGCTGCCGCCGAATTCATCCGCGTTCAGTGCGGGGTGACCAGCCGTCGCCACCTGAACACCAACCAAACCGCCGCCCGAAAATTCCAAACCCTGCGCACCGACTTTGATGCGTGGGCCGGGCGCATTGCCCAGCCTCGATAGGAGAACGCCATGCAATTCATCCAAATCGCATTCACGATGATCGTTTCATATGCAGCCGCAGCGATGCTGTCTGAACACGTGTCGATGGACCTCACCCAAACCAACTGGACAAGCCTGTGGACCTACTTCTGGTGGGCCATCGCGCTGCCCGTGGTCGGCATCATCGCAATGGCCTTGGCGGGCTTGGCGGTCGCGATTTTCGCAGCATTCAACCGATAAGGAGATTTAAGTCTATGTTCTACAAAGACGAAAACTTGGCCATTTTCATCGACGGCCCAAATTTCTATTCCACCGCCCGCGCTCTTGAATTCGACGTGGATTACAAAAGCCTACTGGCAGAATTCCAGCAGCGCGGTCGCCTCTTGCGGGCCAGCTATTTCACCCCCTTGGCCGACACCGATGACCATGTGGCCATCAAGCCGCTGGTCGATTGGATGCAGTACAACGGCTGGAACGTGGTGACCAAGCGGGCCAAGGTTTACGAGGGCGAAGACGGGCGGCAACGCATCAAGGGCAACACGGACATCGAAATGGCCGTGGAAGTGATGAAGCTGGCACCCGCCATCGCCCACGCCGTCTTGTTCACTGGCAACCGCGACTTCGCACCGCTGGTCGGTTTCCTTCAGGAACGCGGCACCCGCGTCACCGTGGTGTCCAGCATCCGCACCCAACCCCCGATGATTTCCGATGACCTGCGCCGCCAAGCCGATGCGTTCATTGAACTGGACAACCTGCGCCAGACCATCGCCCGCAAAGCCCGCGACGGCGCTGCAGCCTGATGGATGACACCCGCGTCACGATAACGGCTGGCGACCAGACTGTGGAAACCACAGTCGCCGCCATGAAAGCGCGGACCCAAGAACTGCGCCGCAAACAGGGAAAGCCACCGATGAAACCAGACCCGACCTTTGATGCAGCTGCGGACAATTCCTATCGCGTCACAGCAGAAGAATTGCGCCAGTTCATCGAACGCTTTGAACGTCTCGAGGCGGAAAAGAAAGACATTGCCGACGCGCAAAAAGAGGTGATGGCCGAGGCCAAGGGCCGGGGATACGACACAAAGGTGATGCGCAAGGTCATCGCCCTGCGCAAGCGCGATGCCAATGACGTGGCCGAAGAAGAGGCCGTGTTGGAAATGTACAAAGAAGCATTGGGGATGGCGTGATGTCGGACCCGATGAAACCCATCCCCGTTAGCGCCGCAGAACGTATCGCGAAATCCTACGGTTATGACCAAGTGGTCATCATTGCACGCCGCGTCGGTGAAGACCCGGAACCCAATGGGGAACACGTCACGACCTATGGCCGCAGCAAAGTGCATTGCGCGGTTGCGGCCCGCATTGGCGGCTTCCTCAAATTCAAGGTCATGGGATGGGCCGAAGAAAATGCGGAGTGACCCATGCCAGACCCCACGTTGCACGGCAATGGCTACACCTGCCCAGCCTGCGAACTGCGGCGCGAAGCTGACCGGCAACGCACTGTATTCGGGTCGAACGACATCCCCTGCAACCAGTGCAACGGCACCGGTCGCATAGCCAAATCCACAGCCCAAATCGTCGCGGAACAAGTGGCATGGGCACGCAAACATTACTGGAGCCAGAAGCCATATGCATGACAAACAAATTCCCCAGCAAGATCAATCCTTCAGCGAACTGATTACCAAGGCAGTCGCCGAACGTATGACGCCAGAGTTCGTGGAGGAGCAAGTCCTTGCCCGCACAGACAAGCTAATAACCGACGCCGTAGACAACGCGCTTCGCAGCTATAGTGCGACTGGCAAAGTGATTGACGAGGCGGTCAAAGAGGCCCTGAAAGTCGAAAGACTGGACCTGCCAGCTTATGGCGTCACTGTCGCAGCCATTCTGAAATCCCAAATTGATGAAAAGGTATCCGGTCTGGTCGCAACCAAACTTGCCGAAGACATGGATGAACTTCTGAACTTAGCGCCAAAGGAAGTGCGGCTTTCTGAAATCGCAGACTACATGCGTCAAGAACATGAAAGCGAAGGGTCATACGGACCCGTCATCACGGTCATTGTGGAATACTCTGATTATAGCGATGGCTACGCGCATATCTATTTGGATGAGCGCAACGCAGAAACCCAAAAGAACCTTTGCGACATATCCCTTCATGTCGCACCAGATGGGAAGATTTTGAGCGCCCGCCTTGGTCGGCACGACATTAAATCAAATACATTTGTCGGTCGCCAATATGGGTTGGAACAACGCATCCTTGCCTACTACGGCTGCGGAACCCGCCTCATCGTTGATGAAGAGAACGTTGTCACCAGCGTTGGCGATTACTAATGCCGGTGCAGTTCGCCAATCCCAAGGAGCGGTCTTTCCAGCTGTTGCTGGCGAAAGACAAGGTTCGCCTGCGCGATCCGCAGACCGGCGAACTGCTGCACCTGTCCGGGCAAGGCACCACCACCAACGTCACATGGTCATGGTTGGGCTATCGCCATCAGGCGGAAACCTTGCGCCAACGCGCTGCTATTCGCGGCGAGGATTGGCCATTTCAGCCGGTGCATCGCGACATGCTGGAACCGGTGCGGGAGGTGGCAAATGACTGAAGCTATCAACCCGCAGTGGCTAATCAGCAGCCTGCGCAAGGTGCGATACCCCACCACGACCGAAGCTGCGCTTCAGGATGCCATTGAACAGCACCTGCAGCAGCATCAGATTCCGCATGTGCGGGAACACCGCATGGGGCCAACTGACCGCATCGACTTTATGGTGGATGGCGACATTGGTTTGGAAGCCAAGACACGTTACCCGCGCCGTCGCATCTACCGGCAGTTGGAACGCTACTGCACCAACCACCAGCTGCGCTGCATCATCCTTGTTACCGGCACCTATCTTGGCCTGCCGCCGGACATCAACGGCGTGCCGCTCTTCATGGTTTCGACGGGGAGGATCGCGCTGTGACCATCACCTATGGCAACCTTAACCTGTTGGACAATGGCAACTGGCGCATCGCAGACTTGCAGCCGCACGTTGCCATCGCCTTCAAGCGCCTGTTCCCGAAGGTGCCCAAGTCGGCAACCGACCTCATTCTGACCGATACGGATGAAAACCGCGCAGACCTGCATTGGTTCATGCAGCGCTATCCGCTGCAGCACAGCCACGCGGGCGACCTGTCCGCCGGTGTCGAACGCATCACAGTGAAGGCGGCGGAACGCGAACGCATCCTGATGCCAGACTGGAACCCCGGCGAAGCACAAGGCTTTTTGGAAGGCAGACAGCCCTATGGCTATCAGCAACAAGCGGCGGCGCTGACCCTTCAAAACCCGAACCTGCTTTTGGGTGATGACCTTGGGCTTGGCAAAACGATTTCCGCGCTCTGCACGCTCACCACCGGCGCACCCATGCCAGCGGCCATCGTGGTCCAGCCACATCTGGCACAGCAGTGGGCAGACCGCGCCGAAGAGTTCACTCACCTGCGCACGCACATCATCAAGGGCACCAAGCCCTATGACCTGCCAGTGGCCGATGTCTACATTTTCAAATATTCTAACGTTGCCGGGTGGGTCGATGTTATCACCACCGGATTGTTCCGCACGGTTATCTATGACGAGGTGCAAGAACTGCGCCACGGCCATGATGGATACAATCCAACCGCCAAGGGCCGCGCATCAAAGCTGTTGTCTTCCATTGCCGATGTGTCGATGGGGCTGACCGCCACGCCGATCTACAACTACGGCGACGAAATCTTTAACGTCATGCAGTTCATCGAACCCAATCTATTGGGCGACCGCGATGAATTCATGCGGGAATGGTGCGGCTGGAGCAAGACGGTCAGAGACCCCGACGCGCTTGGCACCTATCTGCGCGACAAAGGATATTTCCTGCGGCGCACTGAACACGATGAAACCGTAGCCGCGCAGATGCCGCCACTGAACACGGTTGATTGGGAAGTGGGCTGGAACCAAGGCGCTGCCGACGAAGCCGAAGACCTATTCAAGACGCTGGCGCTGACCGTTCTGGAAGGCACGTTCACCAAAGCAGGGCAAGCGGCCCGCGAACTGGACATGAAGATGCGCCTGCTGACCGGTGTCGCCAAGGCGGAATCGGTTGCGGCCTATGTAGACCTGCTGCTGCGCGACTGCCCCCGTGTGCTGTTGGCAGGCTGGCATCGCGATGTCTATGACATCTGGAACCGCGCATTGGCTCACCACAATCCGGTGATGTACACGGGCAGCGAAAGTCAGCCCGCAAAGCGCAGGAACGTCACCGCCTTCACCACAGGCGATGCGCGGGTGATGATGATTTCCCTGCGATCCGGCGCGGGCCTAGATGGCCTTCAGGAATTCTGCAGCGATGTTGTCTTTGGCGAACTGGACTGGTCGCCGCAGGTCCACAAGCAAGTCATCGGCAGACTGCGCCGCCCCGGCCAAACCAAACAGGTCACCGCCCACTACCTCCACACCGCAGGCGGCAGCGATCCCGTCATTATGGACATGCTTGGGGTCAAGGCCGACCAAAGCCGGGGCATCATCGACCCAATGCAGGGTTTCGAAGCGAAGCAAATGGATGACAGCCGCATGCGCAAATTGGCGATGGCTGTGCTTGGCCGGGAGGAGGATGAATGAACCACTTCACCCTTCCAGACGGTCAAATTCAAATCGCCTTCAGCGGTGGTCGCACTAGCGCGTTTATGCTGCATCAGATTTTGGAAGCGAACGGCGACCTGCCAGAACGCGCAAAAGTCTTGTTCCAAAACACTGGCCGCGAAATGCCCCAGACACTCGATTTCGTTCACGAGTGTGGCGTTCGCTGGAATGTTGAAATTATCTGGCTGGAGTACAGGTCTAGCGCACCGTTGTTCGAAGAAGTCAGCCACAACAGCGCCGCCCGCAATGGTGAGCCATTCGAAGCGCTAATCCGCCGGAAGAAATACCTGCCCAATCAGCAGGCCAGATTCTGCACGATTGAACTGAAGGTCCGAACAGCCAAGCGTTATCTTCGCTCCATCGGTTGGGACTATTGGACCAATGCAGTCGGCCTTCGCGCTGACGAACCAAAGCGTCTAAAGAAAGAGGGCGTGAAGCACGGCGACCGGTGGATGATCTGGCAACCATTGGCGAACGCCGGGGTTGGGAAGCACGATGTCGCGGCCTTCTGGGAAAAACAGACCTTCGACCTGAACCTGCCAAACGCTCGCGGCAATTGTTGGTTAGGGAATTGCGACGGCTGCTTTCTGAAATCCGAGGCGAACCTCGCGGCCTTCACACGCGACTTTCCGGGGCGGTCGCAGTGGTGGGAACAAATGGAAGAGTTGGCGTCAGAATTGACCGCCGGGACCGCCGCACATTGGTCCAAGCGATACACCCGCGCGGAACTACGTGAGTACATGGACCGGCAAGGGGATTGGGCGCTGTCAACCGAAGGCGCTCTTTGCCAAGCAAGTCACGGGGAATGCCTGTAATGGTCCAGCCATCTGAAATAGCCGATGACCTGCAGCGCATTCTGGCATTGGCCAAACGCGCATTGGCGGCGCGGGACGATGCTGCCGCATGGTCGCGGGCACCAGAGAAACAGATTGGGCACCACGGGGCGTGCTGTGATGCACTGTGGGATGAACTGGAACGGCTCGTTCAAATCCATGACGGCATCACACCAGCAATTGAACATCCAGCCGCCCGCGAACGCCGGATAGCCAAAGAAATACGCGGTCGCATAATCGCAGAGATTTTGGACATCGCGGCTGACCGTCTCGAGACGACAATTGATGGTGCGTTTGTTTGGGAAGAACCGGGGGCGCTCACACGCCACGAAACCGAGGAGTTGATGTGATGGCAGAACAGTCGAAAATCGAATGGACAGACCACACGTTTAACCCATGGGAAGGTTGCCAGAAGGTCGCGCCGGAATGCGACAACTGCTACGCTGAGGCACGCGACGTGAGGTTCACCGGGGGCACCCATTGGGGGCCGAAAGCACCACGCCGCCGCACAAGCGCACAGAACTGGAACAAGCCCCGCCGATGGAACAAACAGGCCGCAGACTTCCACGCGGACCATGGACGGCGGCAGCGGGTTTTCTGCGCGTCTCTGGCTGATGTTTTCGACAATGCCGTGGACACCGGATGGCGCGAAGACCTTTGGGCGCTCATTCGGGAATGCGATCAGATTGACTGGCTGCTGCTGACCAAGCGCCCGCAGAACATCGCGAAGATGCTGCCGCCGGATTGGGGTGACGGCTGGTCTCACGTCTGGCTTGGCACCAGCGCCGGGACGCAGAAAACAGCCAACCAAAACATCCCCCACCTTCTAGCCACGCCAGCTGCGGTTCGCTTTATCAGCGCAGAACCTTTGCTTGGTCCGCTGGATTTGAACCAAGCTGCGGACGGCGAAAGCGCACTGGAAATGGACTGTTGGGGGCACTGCAATTGGTGCAACAGCGGGAAGCCCGCCCTGCACAACTGTTGGAAGGGCAGGCAGTCAGATAACGAGTTCGCCAAGGGACGGTCTGGCTTAGATTGGGTGATTTGTGGCGGCGAAAGCGGACCCAATGCACGCCCGATGCACCCGGATTGGGCGCGAGAACTGCGCGACCAGTGCTACAATGCAGAAGTACCGTTCTTCTTCAAGCAATGGGGGGAGTGGGAGCCGCGATCCGGGTTTGCCTGCCCGGACAATCTGCCAAAGGATGGATGGCACCATTTCGACCCGGAATGCTCGATGCTGCGCGTCGGCAAAGCCCGCGCAGGGCGCTTGCTAGACGGCGTTGATTGGAGCGAGACACCCGGCAACCTTCGGGAAGGGGCTGAACCATGCCAGCCGTGACAGCCGAAAAGAAAGCCCTGAACTACCTAAAAGCCTTCGAAGCAGACGGGCGGGTTGTCAAGCGCGTGGTTATCGAGGGAAAACGGATCGAGTTGGAATTGGAAACAGAACCAGAAAACCTATCAGAATTTGACAAAGTGGATATGCGTTATGACAAAGCGGGAGCTTCCTAAATATATATACCAGCAGCGAAACGGCCTCTATTTTCAAAGGCGCGGCTGGCCTTCGCAAAAGATCAAATCCGAATTTGGAAGCCCGGAATTCTGGACGGAATATGCCGCGATCCTGAAGGGCGATGAAAAACCAAGGGTGCTGCGCCGCAACTTTTCCGCGCTCATTCGCGACTATCACAAGTCACCACGCTATCGGAAACTGAAGCCCCGCACGGCTTTGGACTATGACAAATACACAGCATTCATTGATGAAAGATTTGGGCCGCTGAACCCCGCCAACCTGCAGCGCAAGGATGTCATTCGCCTGCGCGACCAAAATGCCGAAAAGCCATACTTCGCGAATTATGCCGTGAAGGTCATTCGCATCCTGATGGAACACTGCATCGACCTTGGCTGGCGCACAGACAACCCGGCCAAGGGGGTGTCACTGTTAAAGGTGGACACTGACCCGCGCCAGCCGTGGCCGCAAACATTGATCGAAGATTTCCGCAAGGCCGCGCCACTTGGAACACGCGAACGCCTGCTGATGGAACTGTGCCTCGGCACTGGTCAGCGCATCGGTGATGTTCTGGAAATGAGGTGGGGCGACATTCAGGACGGCGGAATCACCCTCAAACAGAACAAGACGGGAAAGCGCCTTTGGGTGCCCATCCTTCCGGCCCTTCAGGAAGCGCTGGACGCAGCACCGCGCAAATCGCTGTTCATGCTCACGAACCATCGCGCGACCAATCGCTGGTCTTATCGCGGCGCTTCGCAGGCCATCAGGAAGATACGGGAAGACATCAAGGCGCTGGACTATGACATTCACAGCTGGCGCTACAACGCCGCCTGTGAACTGGTCGAAGCGGGTTGCAATGATGAATTGGTGGCCGCTGTGACAGGCCAAAGCCCCAAGATGGTGGCGCACTACACGCAACAAATCCGGCAGCGGGTGCGTGCAATCGAAGCCCAAAACCTGCGCAAAAAGCCGTGATCCAGCGCACCAAAATTACGGCGCAAAAAGAACGGAACAAAAACAGAATGTTTAGACATTTGCTTAGACGCGAAACGCGCCCTTCGCAAAATTTCCGCTAAGTGCTTGAAATTAAATGGAGGCGAGTACCGGAATCGAACCGGTGTACACGGATTTGCAATCCGCTGCGTAACCACTCCGCCAACTCGCCTCGGCCGCGATGACGCGGCTGGCACATGGGCCGC